CTTTAGTTGCGAGTAAAGAAGTGGCAGCTTGACCAAGGTCATAACCACCCTCATAAACTGTTTCATATTTCTGATATGCAAATGAAACAGATAGTCTGTGAAAACCATCATCAGACCAACTCACCGGTTGTGGTGCAATTCCAACCGGAAAAGCATCTACTAAGTTTACAATATAAATTCTTTTAATAAATTCATCATATTGTATAACTTTTATTTGTGTATAATATCTTGATTTATCACCTTTTGGAAATCTCATATTATTTGTATCAGGTGGCATAATGGCTTCAGTCCATCTTTCAAATAACTTTCTTTCATAAAACTGATTTGTGCAAATAAATGTTAAGTTTATATCATTATAAGATCTTTGATATGGTACTTTATAAATTGGACCATAAATCTTTGCATCTGCCGTAAAAAATGTTTTACCAGGTAATTCAGCAGTTTCACATTGTAATGCGAGATAACGTGAAAGAGATGAGTTTCCTGATCTTGAGTAATCGTTTGAATCACCACCGTTTCGACCAATAGCTTGACTTACAGCATCAGTTATATCACCAACTACTGAATTTGGAAAATTCAATATTTTTTCTATAATAGAATTACCAACAAATTGGTTTATATATGGTGGTATTGGTAATACAACTTCAAATCTGGATGCCTTTGCAGGGCCATCCTTACTAGTCATATTTGACAAAAACAGATTAGGTGAAAATGACATTATGTCTCCTTATTAAGTTAAGGTATTTATGCCAATCCTAAATGCTTTTCTGTTACAAGTTTGAATTCCCAACCACGTTCTTGACAAAAAACATCTGCGGCTCGCCATTTTTCTTGATTGATTGCATAAGTGGCTGCCTCTTGTAAGAATTTTTTTGTCCTTCTTTTTTGCTTTGGTGGTCTTGTTTGATGATCTGGTTTAACTTCTAATATAAATGTTTTCTTTTTTGTCTTTACAATGAAGTCTGGAAAGTAACGGTGAACTCTCTGGTCAACTGGTGACCGATAACGTATTGGTAATTCTTCTGATGCCCACCACTCAACGGATTGGTTTTCATCAAGATACTTCATCACACGAAGCTCCCATGATGATCGATATATGATATTACTTGGGTCTCCGTTGTATTTTTTTGGGTTTTGAGGCGTAAACCTTCCTTTATATGTCATAAATAATATGTATTCAACATAAAGGAGCATCATGGCACTATTTTCACTCGGAGATATAAGAATCAATAAAGGAGATGATGTTAGAAAAGGACCTCTTGCACCACTCACACAATCAAAATATAATAATAAAAATTATCGTTTTCCCTTAGATATTGGTAATTCAGATAAAGGTCATTATATGACTTTTTATATAAGACAACAAGATAAAACGAGTTTTGGTGGTGGATCTGGTGCAGATAGTGAGGCTGTATCTGATGGTCTTAATACGGCATCTATACAAGCAAATGTTTTATCTGGAGGTGGGACTGTTGGAAGTAAAATTCAAAGAGGTCTTGCATCTGCAAAAGGTAGTCTAAATGTTGACGCTAATTTTGGGGGTGGTATAGCTGGTAAAATACAATCGGGTATTAGTCAAGTGGGTGGTGCTTTGGGAAGTATTAGTTCAAAAATAAATGAAGTTGGTGGTAATATACAATCTGGGTTGAACAATGTATTCGGTCAAAAAAGTTTACCAATTGGTGGTGACTCAGCAAGAACTAGAAGTATTATTTCTACAAATGTAAAACAAATAGGAGAAGGTGATTTACAATTTTTAAAGACCACAAAAAGAACGGTGTCAGCCATTACTCTGTATATGCCAGATACACTACTATTTAATTTTACACAGAGTTATGACCAGTTGAATATTGGCAATACAATACCAGGTCAACTACTAGCTGCAGGTGCAAATAATATAGATGCAATTAGAAAAGGTTTTGCTGAAGCGAAAGGTGGTAGTCTTTCTGGGGTAGCGGATGCGGCCAAAGGAATTGATTTTGCAGGTGCAGGAGCTCAAGCTGGTCAGTTTGCATTTGCAAAAGGTTTACAAGCTGCAGGTCAAGGTGCAGGTGAGTTGGCATTTTTAAAAGCAACGGGTAATGTGATTAACCCAATGTTAGAGATGATTTATCGTTCACCTAACTTTAGGTCGTTTCAGTTTGATTTTACTTTTTATCCTAGAGATGAAAAAGAAGCATTAGAAGTACAAAAAATATTAAAACAATTTCAGTTTCATCAAGCACCAGAGAAATCATCAGTCGCAGGTTTCTTAGTACCACCATCACAATTTGATATAGAATTTTTGTATGCGGGTAAACAAAACCCAAACATACCAGCGATTGCACCAGCTTGTATACTTACAACAATTGATATTAACTATGCACCACAGGGTGCAAGTTTCTATGAAGTGCCAGGTGAAGTAAGTCCAACTTTAGGTGGTACTGGTATGCCATTTGCAGTAAATCTAGTTCTACAGTTTCAAGAGACTGTTTATCTTACTAAAACTGATCTTGAACTTGAAGATGGTGCAAAAGGAACAGATAACAACAACATGGTAGCACCAAATGATACATCTTCTTATTACAATCCTTAAGGCTAAAACATGGCAAGATATTTTAAACATTTTCCGAAAACATTTTACACATTAAATGATGATTCACCAGGTCTTGATTCAGTTACAAACATATTAGCTAGATTTTCGATAGAACCAAATCTATTAGAAAATACAAATGTTTTTTACCCTTATGATGTTCAAGATACTGATACACCTGAAATTATTGCAAGTAAAATATATGGTAGTTCAGAAAAACATTGGGTTGTTTTATCGTTTAATAAAATTGTAGACCCACAATGGGACTGGCCTCTAAACGATAATAATTTTATAAAGTATGTAAATAACAAATATACGGCTGATGCAGATACAGCAAATGGTGAAACAGGTATAGCATATGCTTTAAGTGAATCGAATATTCATGCTTATTTTAAAACTGTAACAAGAACAATAAGTGCTGGTGCATCAAATAGAGAATCTGCCAGTAGAAGCCAAATCATAGAAAAATTAGAAGTAGATGCAACCACATGGGCAACTATAGGGGCTTCAACAAACACTTTTACTTTGAAAGATGGCAACCAAGTAACTGAACAGGTAACGAAATCAACTGAAAGTTATTACACATATGAGTTTAACGAGAATGAAGCGAAAAGATCAATCAAAATATTGAAACCAAATTTTCTTTTAGAGTTAGAAAAAGAATTTAAAGGAGTCTTTTTAAGGTGAGTCTATCAGTAACCGATTCGCAACAATATTATATAAATGAATTAGTGATTGTATCTAAAATTGGAAATATAGATATAGTACCAATTTTTAGTGAGATTAACATATACGATTCAGTTTATATTTCTAATATGAGCGGTAATATTGTGATAGATGATAGCACAGGTCTTTCATCTAAACTTTTATTTGATGGCTCAGAAACTTTATTATTAGATATGTGCAAATCAAAAGGCTCAGAAATCGGTCAAATCAAGAAAGCATTTAGAATTTACAAACAATCAAACAGGGTATCTGAGGGTGAGAGTAAAGAAAAATATGTTTTAAATTTTGTATCTGATGAATTTATTTTTTCAGACCAACAAAGAGTTAATCAATCATATAGAATGCCTTATGTAAATATGGTTGAAAGAATCTTAATTGATTACTTAAAAGTACCACCTTCAAATTTAGGTGGTATCTATGAGCAAACAGCTGGCGTTCGTGATGTAATTATACCCAACTTAAAACCAATAGAAGCTATAAAATGGCTTACGAGAAAATCAGTAAATATGGATAACTCACCATCCTTCTTGTTTTTTCAAAACATAATTGGTTATAACTTTGTTTCACTTTCTAAATTATTATCTGAGCCTGATATTTTAGATGTTAGATTTGAGACTAAAAATAAAAATCAAAAAGGTAATTCATTTGATGAAATGTCAACTGCAAGATCTTATGAAGTTGTAGGACAAAATGATATAATTAAAAAAACTAGATCGGGAGTTAATGCTGGTACATTTATAGGATTTGACCCAATAACTCGTATGATCTCAAGAAGAAAATTATCATATCTAGATCATTATGAAAACATGAAACATTCAAACAAAACACCAAATTTTAGTGCATATGAGAATAAAGATGGTATTTTAAACTCTGCTATGTATGATTCAAGAATAGTTTTAGACACATTTAGCACAGCTAGACAATTAAGTAATTATGTAAAAACACACGATCCCGAATCATTAACGTATGGCACTAGAACAGAGGATTATGCTTTTCAAAGAAAAGCCATATTTGAAAATCTAAATTCAAAAAGAATTAAATTGGTTATGCCAGGTAATTTTCAATTATCATCTGGCTTTAATGTCAATCTAAATATACCAACTTTTGGTGAAAAAGATAAAAATGAAGAGAATAGAGATGTTAGTTTAAGTGGTAAATACATGATAGTAGGTACAAGACATATTATTAACAAAGATCAACATGAAACAATTATAGAGACTGCTTCAACAACTTCGGAAC